TCGAGTCTTCTTCGGTTGAGATTCGATCATAGTGTCCCCTGAGAGGGATTTCTTTACCTTGGCCATTTACTGGTTCTCCTAAACGTTTACATTTTTCACATCCGGGTCCATTACAACCCCAACCACCATGACAGTAGTCACATCCTTTACCACCACATTCATTACAAACGTAGTGGTATTCCTTTGAGATATACTTAGATGACACGGGTCTTTTCGTGTCCAACACGAATACGAGGATCACACCAGATTTCATATCCAGCTTCAATAGCATCCAGACAGAAACTTACATCTTCACCACACATATCCTGTACAGCTCCAGACTCAAAGACTTGCATCTTAGGAGCAAACCATGGATACTTCATCTTCTCATCTTCAAAGACACCCTTCTTGATAAGAACCCAACCGAAACCAGTATAGTCAACAGTGAAAGGCTTCTTACGTTTTGAGATACCATCAACCATCTCATGATTCATCACACCACCAGAGGCACGGAAGTCATCTTCATCCAACCAATGTGCAACAGAGGTAGTACGTCCATCTTCTGTTGAATACCAACCAGCAACGATTGACTTCTCATCACCTTCTGCTGGAATAGCCATATCACAAAGTTGCCAGAACTTCTCAGTGTTGAAGACAATATCACTATCAATCCAGAGTTGATAATCATATTCAAGTTTACCATCCCAGGGAATCTGATCTGGTCCACGAAGTACATTAGCACCTAGACACTTACAACGAGCAAAGTTGACCATTGAAGAGTAGTCTTGTGAGATCTGAATACTCATTCCATTCTGTACCAGATCAAAACATAACTGGACAAAAGACTTCAGAAATTGATATGAACATCCACGACCAGGAAGACAGAATACAATTGTCTTTCCTTTCATTCGTTCTTTGATAGCACCAAAGTCCCATGGAGACTCCTGCTTTTTAATATTTGGTTTTGCTGCTTTTACTGTGAAACCTTTAGCCATAATTCAATGGTCACTCCATTTCAGTTATCATTATACACGATATTTAGTTTGTAGTCAATACAAGAGGTCTGAGAGAATATTATTCTTTTCCTCACTGACCAATTCACCATAATTCATAATCAAAAGTTCTTCTTTCGTATTCTTGAAGTTAGTTGCTGATTGTTCCTGACGATGAGCCAGACTATAACGAAACTTAAAGTTCTCCATACGGAAACCATCAAACTGTTCTCTCAACCATTCATGTTCGTTATAAGTGATCATCCAGTTATGTGGAGTCTCCTTACAAGCAGCCACAAAATCCTCATGAGAGAATCCGGTATGCATCTCCTTGTTCTTACCATACAACATATCCTTAATCAAATAAGGAGGATCTAAAAATACAAAGACATCTTTACCAGGAGTTTTCATCAGTTCTCGATAATCACCATTGGTAATTCTCCATGGTTGAATGATACGAGAAATCTCTGGTAGTTTTTTAATCTTCTTCTCATTGAAGATTGTATTCTTATATGAATCACGAATAAACGCATTCTTATTCTGTTCAGTAAATCCACCAAAGGATGATCGATTCAAAATATAAAATGCAGTTGCAAGATCATGTGGATCTGTTGAGGTATCAATCAAAGATCTCATCTCAGCATAAAGTGCCCGATGATTTGTTTCTAATTCATCAACACCCTCAGCAGCCATGGCTTTGACTTTGAGTTCAAGAATTCGATTCACTAATGAATCTGAATTTGATTGTAACTGAGTCCAGAAACAATATAGGTTATAGTAAAGGTCATTGACCCATACAGGAACATTGGGATACATTGTAGAGAATGCAAGAGCACAACTCCCACCACCCAAGAAACCTTCACGATATTCCTTAATTGATTGTGGAATCATATTCTGTCGAAAGAGATAATGCACTACTCTCGACTTGCCTCCAGGATATCGAAGACAATTTGGATACTTACGTCTTTCTTT